CCGACAGCACCCACGACCCCGAGCCCGATCTGTGCATTGGCAGCGGTCACAATCCGGCTTTCGGTCGGGACACCGGCTGCGCGCTCCGGCGCAACGGCCCGGGGTTGGGCATTGGCCAGCGCCTCGGTGAGCGCCACGTCGATAATCGGAACCAGCGAGAGGCTGTTGTCGTCGCGGAAGGCAAGGATCGCGGCCCGGGTGCGCGGGCCAATGATGCCGTCGGGATTACCGACCTCATGGTAGCCAAGTGCGCGCAGGCGCGTTTGCACGGCCCGGACGCCCATTGTGACTGCTGGGGCGACGTTGCCAGCCCGGCGCACGCCGAGGAGCTTGGCCTTCGAGTAGCGCTTGACGTTGACCGCGTCGGCCTGATTGCCGCCCAGCACCTCGATCGAGGCACCGACGGTGCGGACGAAGAAGCCGACGTGGCCCTGCCACCCGCTTGGGTCGCCCCGGGAGAAAATCACCACGTCGCCCTCTTGCGCGTCGGCGAGATCGACGGGGACGCCCCAGTCGAGATAGGACCTGGCGTTGAGCTTGCGCGTCGATCGCAGGCCAGCGCGCTCGATGCAGTGGCCGACATATGCGGCGCACCAAGCCACAACATCGTGCTCGACCCATTCGTGGCCGACAGTGGAATACATCTCAATGATGACGGGGTTGTTGGCTGGGCCGGGGCCCTCGGTGGTCCCGATGTAGGTCTGTGCGATGGCGTAGGGGGTCATGCTTCCCTCCATAGGCCGCATGGCCCGCAGGAGCGGGCGCAGGGCGGCGTTTGCGATGCGGGGGCGGTTCGGGGCGCTAAGGCGCGGGCTGGGCGTTTTCGGGCCCGCTCCGGCGGCCTATCAGCGGCGGCGGTCGGACGGGACGTCAGAAAAACGATCGAGCAGGAACTCATAAAGGCGGTCAATTTTGGCCTCGATGCCGTCAAACCGCTTCACGATTGCAGGCTGGTCGATCTTGGCCACGTCGATTTCAAGCGACGACACCCGGTCTCGGATTTCATGGAGGTCGTCCTTGATCATCTCAATGTCCCGCTCCGTGGTGTGGGTTTTGGGGTTGATGGCTTGCCAGAGCTTGATCATCGCGAGGATCGCCCCCGCGACCCCCCCAAGCCCTATGGTGAAGAAAATGACTGATGGGATATCTGCGACCCAATCCTGCCCCATGCCCTAATCCTCTCTGCCGTTCGTTTAGTGTTTTTTTGATAGGGTCACGCAGAGGGCGGCACGTCCTCTGGAATGATTACAGTGATGAACCCGCGATTTGGGAAGGTCTCGACGGTGCCATCCATATAGGTGACGCGGAACTCGGCCTCGAAGCGGCCGGGCGCATCCGTTTGGCCAGAAGCCCAGAGATGGGCGACGATTGCGGGTTCGAAAACGTTCTCGATGTCTGCAGGCACATCCAAGACTGTGTCGCTGTCTATCTTGCGCATCTGGAAGCGCACTTGAGCACCTGCAAGAGAGACGGCATCCGGAAGAAGGTAGCGTAGCGAGGGCGACGTATCGCCCCGCTTGATTACAAAAACATTATGCAAGGGTTTCTCCTATGCGGCGGAGGTTATTCGGGTCGGAATTATGCCGCCGCCCTGTGGTTCGGATAAAACGCGCCCGCCCTGCTGTGCCGAGACGAATGCGGCTCGTCTTTGACTTGGCGGGGCGCGAAAAGCGATTGAATTAACAGAAATTGGCCATAGCAAACGTTGCGCTGATGCGTCGATGTCTGTGAAGGCTGCGCTATTTTGAGATGTCGAAAATGTTGCTCTTTCAACCGCTGAGATTAAACGCGCCACTGTCGATGCTGTGGCTGTGAGTGGCACCGCTGTATTTGCCGCAGCTGTCGTTGCTGTCGCTACACTCGCTTGACCAAGAAACGTGACAACACGATCGGACTGGCCAACGATTGAAACGTCACCTGCGCCGGAGCGCGTCACGACAAAGACGCTATCCGCCTGCGCCCTCGCTTTGATGTTGCCACGCCCGAGGCCGACAAGACTGATGGCACCTGATGTATCTGCGCGGGCATCGCTGAAAGCAGCAACGGTCACGCCGAGATCGAGCCTACCGCCGATAGCATCGGCCAGCAGCCGCACAGTTGCCGCCGCATCACCCGCGAGCGAAACGCTGCGGGTACTGACCGCATCAATCCCAACGTCAGCTTCACCTGCCGACGCGATGGCGAAGTCGCCTTGGCTCTGAGAGCCAACAACCGCCAGCGCAACAGAAGTGCCGGCTGTGTTGATTGCTGACGCACCCGATGCTTTTACGCCGCCTTGGGCAGACGCCACACCTGCAAGATCAACCGCAACTGCCATTTCAGCGCGGGTCGCGAGGGCGGCACCAGATGCCAGATGAAGGGGTGCTTGCCCTACAGAACCTGCGGCTAAATCAACATGTGCAAGGGTATTAAGTCCGAAGGCTATGACGCGTGCTGATGTCGCATCGATCAGGCCCGCAGCAGCGGCATCGCGCGTGAACGCCATGGCCGTGCTGGCTTTAGCTTGCAGCGGAACAGCCGCGATTGCGGTGCCGGCAGGTGCAAGATCACCGAAGGCCGCACTCGCCACGTCCGTGACGGCGACCGACGTGCCGCCGACCACAAGGACTGCTCCAAATACCGCCTGCCGCGGTGCATTGCCCGATGCTGTCAGGCCTACCTCAAAAGCGCCTGATACGTCGGATGCAGGTGAGGCTTCGGCTTTGGTTTGGCCCGAAAATCCTAGCGAGGCAGTTGCATCGACTAAAGCCAAGGCCGCTGTTGTGGCCGCACCAGAGACTGCGATTGAAGCGATTGCAGACGTTACGCCCGACACCACAATTGCAGCGCCCTGACCGTTAAGATCAACAGCCCGGGCTGCATCTGCAAAGATTGAAACATCGGTGACAAGCGTGCGCGTGACGGTAATTTCGCCCTGCGCAGAAACGGTGACAGCACTGAAACCGACGGCATCTCCTTGGATGTCAAATTCGCCTTGGACTGCACCATTGACAGGTAGGCCAACCGCAGAGGCGCCCATCACCGCAAATACGTCTGCTGCGGCAACCGTCTGTCCGACGATTGTGCTGGCATCGCCGCCAAACTGTGCAACAGAAGCCGCTCTGACTGGCACCTCGGTGGCACCAGAGAGATTAAGCGCAATCTCAACGGCCAAGACACCAGCGCCTGAAATCTCTGCGTTGCCATCTGATGTACCGAACAGATCAGCAGCACGGTTGACTTCGGAGGCCCCAGACACTGCAGCATCAAGCTTTGCAAACCCGCCAATGAGGACACCAGAAGCGGCCTGCGCAAACAGAGGCGCTTGGCTTGTGCCAGAGATCACCCCTGTTATTCCTAGACTGGCCTGTACAATGGCTGCATTGCCATTGGCCACCTGCGCGTCGGTTTGCACAGTCGCTTGAGACTGAGCATTGGCGCTGATCATTGAGAATGCGCGTGCAGCGCCGACTAGGGCGATCGCTGCTTCAAGGTCTACGTCAACAGCAGCTTGTGCTGCGGCAGAACCTGATATTTCAATCTCGAGCGACGACTTGCCAGACACAGAAACTGTTGTGTCGCCGATGTTGACGGCGTCGAAGCTACCATCACTCTGGCTTCTGGACGCCACAGCGCCGTCAGAATGCCCTTGCACGCCAAGCATGGATTGCGCTGCTGCGTCAGAATTTGTGACCGCCACGGCCGACCCGCTGGGATCAACGGACCCGGCAATGCTCGCTGCGTTTGCAACACGCCCGGCACCGGACCCGACAAGACCGATGGCGCGCGCGTATAGGACATCAACGGAAACACCAGCCTCAGCCTGAGGGCTCAGTGCGATGACGCTGGTCGCCTTCGCCAGCAAAGCGGTGAGCCCACCGGCGTGTCCCTCATGACGATATGTTGATTGCGCTGCGCATCTGGCAGCGGCGATGCCCCCACAATCGCCGGTCAGATCAATGCCCCCATGGCTTGCAGCCCGCGCGGTCACATCCCCTGCTGCTATGCAGCCATATGCAACTTCACCGCTTGCCTGCACACGGCTCTCAACCGCACCGAAAGCTGCCCCGCCGAGCGCCAAAACCTCTGATACACTGCTCGCAACGGCACTGCTCGCGGCTGTGGCTCCACCGAACGAAAGGCCGCCATCCGCCGCACCAAACAGATCAGGGCGCCTCGCCCCGTCATCGCCAAGAGGCGCAGACGCAAATGGAGTAAAGCCAAGCATTGGTCACTCCTAAGGTTTAGTGGGCCAGACGACAGAGTAAGGGAAACCTGCTTGCTCCGTTATATCACGAAGTGCCTGCCGATACGATGCCCAAGCTGGCGACATGGTGGTGTCGCTTAGGGCCATCCAGTCAGTGTCTTGCAGTAGGCGATCACGCTTGTTACGGACTGCCTGCTCTGCCTGATCCTGCGGCTTGTTGACGACCGTGTAGCCAATGAACCAGCGATTACCGTGAATAGGCTGACCTACCTGAGACTGGTCTACCTCGCCTGTGATATGGTTTGTGGCATCTTCTTCTGTCTTCAGACGGATCACCTCTTTGTGAGGCATATCACCCATTACTAAATTTTGTACCAACGGCTCATAGGCTGGCTTAGACAGTTCAATCACTGGATGCACAAGATGGCGCTTCAGCATCGTGTCAGGAATGATGCGAGGAAAGCTAGTCTTAGGGTGGTCACGACGAAATTGCCCGATTGTGTAGGGAAATTCTACGGGCTGGTCGTTTGTGATCTTAACGTGCATTTGGAGCTCCTATTTAGCTGAAGTTGTCACCTATCAAGCGTCCGTAGTAAGTTGTGCCACCATCTTGCGTGAAGAACGTCAGTATGTCCGTCTCACCGTCAGCAGGGGCGGTAGGTGGTGTACCTGATGGCCACTCGACAGAGGCAGGGTATGTGAAGGTCGCATCTCCGACAAAGCCTGTGGAGTATTGCCATACTGCATCTCCAGCAGCCCCAAGAATGTACATTTTAGTCCCATCAGGTTTGAAGAACACGCCGGTTGGAGCTGTTTCTTGAGCAGCAACGCTGAAGTTCTGTAAGTAACTGGCCGACGTTACATCCCAAGCTGTGCTTAGGTCGTACTCATTAACATCATCTCCAGTAGACCCAATAACGTACATCTTTGTGCCATCAGGTTTGAAGAACACGCCTTCTGAAACTGTGTCTTGGGAACCTACGGAGAAGTTCTGCAAGTAAGATGCAGTAGAAACGTCCCAAGCGGTGCTTAGGTTATACTCATTCACGTTGTCGTTAAAAAACCCAATAACGTACATCTTTAAGCCATCAGGTTTGAAGAAGATGCCAGTGGGAAGACTTTCTTGAGCAGTAACACTGAAGCTCTGTAAGTAACTAGCTGAAGATACCTCCCAAGCTGTGCTTAAATCATACTCATTTACGTCGCGTCCTGCAAACCCAATAACATACATCTTTGTACCATCGGGCTTGAAGAAGATACCGGTTGGAATTGCTTCTTGAGCAGCAACACTGAAGTTCTGTAAGTAACTAGCCGTAGTGACATCCCAAGCTGTGCTTAGGTCGTACTCATTTACGTCGTCTCCAGAAGCCCCAAGAACGTACATCTTTGTGCCATCAGGCTTGAAGAATATGTCTTGTGGAACTGTTTCTTGAGCAGCAACGCTAAAGTACCCTTCAGTGGGAAAATCAAAGCTGGCAGCGCTTACGTCCCAAGTTGTGCTTAGGGTGTACTCATTTACGTCGTCTCCACTATTCCCAATAACGTACATCTTTAAGCCATCAGGTTTGAAGAAGATGCCTTGTGGATTTGTGTCTTGAGCACTAACACTGAAGTTCTGTAAGTAAGATGCTGAAGTTACATCCCAAGCGGTGCTTAGGTCGTATTCGTTTACGTCTTGTCCAGCAGCCCCAATAACATACATTTTTGTCCCATCGGGTTTGAAGAAGATGCCTTGTGGACTTGTGTCTTGAGCAGCAACACTGAAGTTCTGAAGGTAACTGGCCGTAGTGATATCCCAAGCTGTGCTTAGGTCATACTCATTAACATCATCTCCAGTCACCCCAACAACGTACATTTTTAGGCCATCGGGTTTGAAGAATACGCCAGTTGGAGTTGTTTCTTGAGCGGCGACACTAAAGTTCTGTAAGTAAGATGCTGAAGTTACATCCCAAGCTGTGCTTAGGTCATATTCGTTTACGTCGTCTCCAGTAGTCCCAATAACGTACATCTTTGAGCCATCAGGTTTGAAGAAGATGCCTTGTGGATTTGTTTCTTGAGCGGCGACACTAAAGTTCTGTAAGTAACTAGCAGTAGAGATATCCCAAGCTGTGCTTAGGTCATATTCGTTTACGTCGTCTCCAGTAGTCCCAATAACGTACATCTTTAGGCCATCGGGTTTGAAAAAGATACCTTGTGGACTTGTGTCTTGAGCAGCAACACTGAACCTCCCATAAGCAGGTGGCTCTGCATTAGCTAGGTCATAGCCGTCAGAAATATACAGGCCAGTTAGCCCCAACGTAAATCCGAGGGCAGTACCCGTCGTAGGGGGGGTGCTAAACACAAACGTAGTTTCAGCCGTAGGGGTGTAGCTAAACACGTTGCCCGAAGTCAGGTCAAGAGTTGTACCTGTGATCGTTCCCACCTTCTCAGGCGCAAGGTCTTCAGCCGCAGCCCCAACAAATACCACAGCAGCGCCTGTGAGGCTCAATAGAGAACCTGTCGAGCTTTCCCCTAACGTGCGGGACAGGGTAGTACCAGACGCCGTGTAGGTGCCTGAACCAATCTCCCAGTCAGTTCCATCCTCAATGACGTAGCGAACGGTGTCGCCATTGGTGACGCCGGAAGCGGCGAAGGACTGAAACCCGTCAACCGCAGACCCCAGCGTGAGGGTGCCGGCGCCTGTTGTTGCTGTGGTCACCTTGGCGCGGTTGACGAGCTTGACCATGGCTTATTCCCCGCCGGCGGTCAGGGTGAAGGTGGTGACGGTGACCGACTGGTTCTGAGCGATGTTGGGGTTGTCGAGCTCCATGTCGCCGCCACCGCCTGTGATGGTGATCGTGCCTTGAAGGTGCGTGGTGGTGCCTGCGGTGTTCTTGATGCGGAAATGGCCGGCGTTTGTGCCGCCGCCTGCGGCCGCCGTGCCGGTTCCGGTCCATGTGCCCTTGATGGTCTTGACGCCGACGTCGGCATTCTCAAGCCAGTCAGAGGGCAGGGCAATCTCGACCAGCAGATTGCCAGCATCGGTGGCGACAGTATTTGCCGGTAGCGTGCCCGAGCGCAGCTGCAGCTTGGGCGATGTGCCCACGGCAGCCTCAATAGCGTCGAGGGCCGCGTTGCGCGCGGCAGGAGAGAATTGAAAAGACATAGGGATGCTCCGTTGATACGAGAAAAGCCCGCCAGAGGCAGGCCAGTGGGGTGGATGGGATTGATGCCGGGAGACCCCGACGGGTTAGCTGGCCTGCTCTGCCAGCTTGGCGGCCATCGCCGTATTGGCGCGAGCGACAAGGTCATGCTCGATCACCGCTTGGCGAGACCAATCTGTAAAGGCATCGAGAGGTCCGGCGCTTAGCGCTGCGGCCTGTGCCTCGCCGCAGAGTGCGTCAACCTGCTCGGTCACGGTCTGGCCCTCATGGCCAAGCGTGATGCCGACGGTGAAGCCCACATGCACGCCGTCTGCAAAGACAGGCGTATTGGCAAAAGGCATGGATAAATACTGTGGTGTCTCAACCATGATAAACTTCCTCAATTCTGGCAATCAGTTGCGTATCATCCATGCGGGCACCGCCCTCGATCGCAATCTCGATGGTATCGCGCACGCGGGTGAAGCCTGTGCGTTGCTCATGGACCTCGGCACGGATCGTGGCGGTATCGCCGACCATGTCGCGCGAGGTGGAGATGATCTTGATGATCATGTGGTGAACTTCCCTGCGTAGACCTCAAAGGTGATGGTCCAGTCCGAGCGCGTATCATCCAGCGGGGCAAAACCGCTGACAAAGCTGAAGCAGGAACTGGCATAATGCGACCGGGCCGATGTGTATTGCCGGTTGGAATGTTTGAACTCCGCCCGCACGGCATCGCCCTCCAGCACCACGCTGAGGATGCGGCTGAGCCAGGGCTCGCCGTTGGGCTGGAATGCTGTCTCGAGGATCGTGCTGCCATTGGCGCAGATGGTCTCGCCTGCGGGGATCGCGCTGATGAACGTGCCGTAGTCCTGCTGGCTGCCCGCACGGCTGCGGCTGGCGGTGATCAGCACCAGCAGAAAGTCGGGGTTGGTACCTGCGGGCAGCGTGCCCAGTGTATAAGTCTGGCTGTGTTCACGCGCCTCGACGCGGGCGCTCTCATAGGTCTCGTAACCTTCGACATCGACCCATTCAAAACCGCAGACCTGTTCAAAACCACATTGCTGCTCAAACCCGCAGGTTGTGACATAGCTGCAATCGTTTAGCCCCGTGCTGAAGTTGTAGGTGCATTGGTAGTCTTGGCTGCAGACATAGACCGTGCGGCAGACATACTCGTATCTGCAGATATAGCGGCTCTCTCGGCAGCCGGACGCAAAAGCTGAAGTATAACCAAAGCTTCTGACCACGCGGGACGTGCCACTGGCGGCAAAGCTGTGACCGAGCGTGGCGGTGATCACCTGCGCGATATGGGGCATTGGCGTGCCGGTATCAAAGACCACAGCGCCATTGGTATCGCGCACGCGGATCACGTTGTTGACGGCCTCAAAGGTTGCGCTCATATCCGCACCCCCGTGCCTGGCACGCCTGCAAAGCTGCCGGTATAGGTGGCACTTTGCAGTGGCACCGCGCCACCGGGCAGCACTACCTTGATGCCACCGCTTTGCACATCGGCTGTACGCCCGGCGGTCACGAAGAGGTCGGGTGCATCGTTGGCGCGGCGCAGATAGCGATAGCTGGTGGAGAGCTTGCCAAAGCCTGCGGTGAACTCTCCCGGTGCAATCCGGAGGCTGGTGTTGCCAGAGCCTGCAAACAGCGTCTGAAACAGGTAGATGCGGTAAGTACGCGCAACGGCGGGCAGGCTGTCATCAAAGGTCAGCCAATTCTCATAGAGGCGGATCTGGCTGGCAGTTACGATGATGCTGACGGCCCGCACGGATTGGCCGACTTTGTGAACCACGGTGCCGGCAGGCATCTGCGCGCCGCCATAAAAGGCAACGGCGGGACGGATGGCGCCAAGGCTGTTTGTCCCCAGCACATAGCTCTGCGCGCCCTGTTGCGCGCGGTAGGTGGTGCCGCCCCATTTGGAGCTGGACGAGGAGCGCACCCGTTCGGGATGGGTGATGGTGGCCTCAAGCACTTGGGTATTCCCAAGGTAGCTGAGGTCAGAATGAAAATGCAGATCGCCAAGCTGTGCGGCCGAAGGATTGGCATAGGTCGCGGGTGGGGCATCACCTTTGTAGATGAATGCCTTTCCAGAATTGCCATCGACGTGAAGTGTGCGGGCCATTTGATTACCCTTTCCAGCGCATAAAGGCGGCTACGCGCGCGCGCCAGAACGCATCCAGCGTGACCGCGCAAGACAGCCTGTTCGCGAAATGATGCAGGAAGCGGCCATCACCGAGATAGACGCCGGCATGATTGGCAGCACCGGGTGTGTGGTCATCGTCTTGGGTCATGGCAAAGAGAATGCCGTCGCCCACCTGCGGGATCACGACCCGCTCCCAGCGGTCAATCTCCGGGTTGGTGACAAAAGCCCCATCCGTCAGCATCTGGTTGGCCAGC